GCAAGTGCATCTAGATAATCGTAAAATGCGTTTATTCCTGTAATAGCAAGTTTGTTTGTTATCTTTTGCTTGCTTTCTTTAGTTTCATTGATAAATCCATCAGAATATTGAACAAGATTATTTATAGTTTTTGTTAATTTCTTTGCATCAAACTTTACTGTAATCATTAGTAGACGACCTCATTTTGCTTTGTTGATCTGGCGATATAGCCTCTCCAGAAAGATAGCATGTGGTCTCCATCATATGAAGGAACAAATGTCTTTATTTCATATTGACTTGGTATGTTTCCTTTTTCTTTAAATACTACTTTTCCAGATGGGTCTTTAACATTTGTTATTAGTATTTCTGTAATTGGGAATATTGTTCCATTCTTCTTTTCTTGGATATCTTCTCCAACTCTAAATAATAAATCTTGATTGTAGTTAAAATTAGATGAATTACTCTTTATTTCAGATGTTAATGATCTATCTGCCATAGTTGATATTACTGAGCATTTAACTGTTCTATCATATACCCACGATTTTTGGACTACGCCTAGGGCATCTTGTTTATTTTCAGCATAATAAATTTCTGCTGTCATTGGATAAAATATACTTTTTAAACTAGAATTAGGAAGCATTACAACACTCCAGGTCTAATCGGCTTCTGATATCTCTCCAAGATTCTATCTACTGTCAGGTTACCTGTACTGTTCTTTGCATATCCCTTAGAAAATTGAATCTTAAAATCATCGTTGTCAAATGATTCAATGTACTTATTAACATATTTTAAATTGTCTTGTGCTATATCTTGAACCAGTAATTCAGAAGCATCTTGGATGTCTTGTGGAATTACAATATATCCAAAGTCTGCATCCACTAGGTATTCATATCCATCATAGAATTCTACATCTAGGTATCTATCTCTCCATACCTTCGCATAGTTTACTCTGTTTGTTTCTGGAATGTCTAATACAATAGCATTTAGTTGTCTATGTATTTTGAAGTCTGAATCATTAGATAGAGACTCTGAGTCATACATTAGTTCTCCGTTTTCATAAATCTTGTATAGTTTAAAAATCTTTTCGTCCATTATTAGTTGATCAGAGTTATCTCCGATAAATTCTTTTTGCTTTCTCATAAAAGAAAATCCGCCAGTATGTGCATCTATGATATATCTTGATAGTCTTTCATATTCTGTAGCCTGTGCTGTTGTAATTTTAAGTGCTGCTGCGAGAGATGTGATTGAAGAATATGGTCTTACGATATCTATGTTTGTAATGTTTACAACATTTCCAGCCTGATTTTTAACTGATGCTGCTAATGATCCTGTGTAAGTTATGTAGTGACTTGGTATTGCAAATGATGCTACTCCAGATCCATTTGCTGTTGCTGATGCAGAGTATGCATTTCCAGTTATTAAATCATCATATTCGATAGTATATGGTGCACTTGCAGTTAAACCTGAAAAAGATGCGGACAAACTAGTTGTGTTATTCAATCTTAAAAGTTCCATGTGCACCTCTAATAAGAATACTGTATATTCTACAGTGTCTTTCTTAGGTTGGAATTCACGATGAACTGTGATATCACGTTGGAATCCCCAGATACGGTTTTCTGGGAATGTCAATACAACACGGTTTGCTGGCATCAAAGGAACTTCCAAAAGTGGAAGACCAAGAACACGGTAAGCAATTGGAGCACCAAGTACTTGTGGTTCTTGACCACCAACAACTCTTTCAACGATTCTTTCGCTGTTTAAGTTGCCTGATGAGCCTAGTCCGTTGATGATTGCTGATACTGTTTCTGTATCTGCGTAGAACTTCATTGCAGCACGTGATGCACGATATTTACGTGGCATTGCTAATACCAATGCTTGTAAATCTTCTACATCTGTACCGAATGTTGCTGTGTTTGTTGAAGCATTTTCTTTTGCAACGAAGCCTTCCATGATGTTCAAGAAAGCATTGGAACCTGTTCCAGTTCCGTTGATTGCAAGATCTTCAAGATCGTTTGCGAATGCACGAGTCATTACACGAACTAAATGATCTTCTAATCCTGCACCTTCCAAGTTATCTTCTAGTGCTTCTGTTGATACTTCCCAGTCAAGGCGAATTTTCTTTGTTGAAAGTTCTACCTTTGTGAAAGTAACACCTGCGTTTGTGTAAGTTGCATCTGCTTGAGCAGCGGCACGGATTACACGTTCTCCAACATTTAGTTTTTCAAGTTCTGCTGCATTGGTACGCATTGTTACTCTGCGACCATCACGAGCCAAAACTTGTTGTTCGAAAATGTATTCGATAAATTGACGAGACTGTTCTGGTGAAAGGATACCACCATCATTTGTAGTGGAACCATAAACACCTAGATCACCTGCTGCTGGAGCGGATACTGCACCCACGCCACCAGACACGATTGATCCTGTTGAAGCAGCCTTTTCTAAAATTTCATCTGCCATAATTATTTCACCTCCCAGTGAACTTAGCGATATAGGTCAGCGGATTTGAGGAAACGCCCGCCCCACATGCTTTTTGTTGTTATTTTTTCTTCTTGAACGATCCCGCCGAGATCGCCAGACTTGCGGACTGCTGTGTCGTCTTCTAGTGAGTCAACACGCTTTCCAAACTCTTCTACATTGCCTTTTACTGCTGTTAGTTCCTCTTTAGCGGAAGCAATGTCTTTTTTCAATGATGCCACTGTTTCATTTAGTGACTTTACTGTTGCCACCAATTCTCCAAGTGCTGAAGCAACTGTATTTTGAACCTCATCAATAGATTCTTGTACTGTACCTACAGCCTTTGCCAAATCAGCAGGTGCTTCTTCGGCAGGAGTGGCGGCATCTTCTGCTGGAGCATCTTCCACTTTTTCTTCAGCAGGTGCTGCTTCTTCAGCAGGTGCTGCTTCTTCTGCAGGTGCTGCTTCTTCAGCAGGTGCTGCTTCAGGTGTGGATTCGTCTTCAGATTTTACAATGTTTTCTTCTGCTGCTACAACTTCTTCAGTTGCTGCAACTTCAACATTTTCATTTGCCATATTATTCCCCTCCTTAATAGGATTGTCAGCCTTGGTTAATTGTTCACCAAGTCTAATTTTCTGCGATGCTAATAAACCTTTAATCACAGAATTCTTTTCGTTATCATTTGATTCAACGAAGCCAATGTTGCTCATGCCTTTATCGCAAGATGGGCATGCAGAGGATTCGTCTTGAGAAAGTCTAATGAGTGAATCAGGTTCACACCAGTAAACATTTTCAAGGTCTACCTTACTAATGATACCATCTATTTTATTTTGGCCATCAGCCAATTTTTCAATTGACACAATGTTTGCAAATTGATTTGCTGGGTTGTCTACCAATGAGAGTTCGTGGAGGTCATAGTCCTTAATAACACGAACCGCTTTATCCATGTCGGTGTTGTATATGCTTTCAGAATCTTTGATGCTGCCACCAATAGAAAAGCCAGAAAGAGTGCCATCAAGAACTTTTTCCCAAGTATCTTGAGCACCTTTAGAAATATAGGCATCTACATACACCCCATTATAAAATTTGTCTTCTTCTTTATTGTAAAATTTATCTGATTTAAATGACACTACCCTGCCGACTGCAATAGGCATGTGCATTTCACGAAGGTTGCCACGAAAACGTTCGAAGGCCTTGACGCTTACATCTGTTGGGACAATATCGTCTTGCTTGTCAACGTTGTCAAGGGTTGCGAAACCAGAAACCATTCGTTTCTCTTTATCGACTTTAGCAATTGGCATGGATAACTTGATACTGTTATCTTCTGAGTGCCAGAATGCTTTATGCATGTTAGTCATACTACCTCTATTATAATAAGTGTTTATAGGTATTTTTAATATTATAACACTATTGTTGTCTTCTACCCTCGCCCTGTGGATTTCGTCCATCAGTGGTTGAAGTAGAATCTGATGCGTTGTCGGTTCTTGCTTGGTCTCTTAGTCTGTTACCTGTGGCTTGTGCGGTCTGCTCTGCTCTGGCTTGTGCACCCATCAATACTGGATCTGAGCCACCTGGTCTTACAGGGTATCCAAGTCTTTCACGGACTTCGTTAGGAACTAGAACTTGCATACGAAGGTATCTCTCATCAATCTGACTTTGAGTTTGTTCGTCAGTAAGTGTTAGTTCATTAAACTTTAAAACTACCATATCTGTTTTTTCTTTAACAATCTTATTGATAGTCTTTTCGAGGTTTCTTTGAGATGGTCTTGCAACTTGCTCTTTAAATGTTCTGTCTGCGACTAGTGCAGATGCGATTGATACCCCTGCACCTCCACCAACTTTTGAATAAGGAACTTGATGTGCCATGAGAATGTCATCACGGTTAGCCTTGCGGTATCTATCGAATGATCCATCTTGAACACCGTTCTCAATTGGATCTAATTTAAATTCAACCTTATTATCTTGGCTATCTCCAGGAAGTGGTATAAACAAAGTTCTGTGACTTTGTCCCTTTAATCCAGCCTGCATAAATCTAAAGAACTTATCTTCTGCATCTGAACTTAGTTTGGCACCCTTTAAGGTTGCAATATATCTAGGAACAGCCTTGTTTTCAAAATAGTCAACATTGTATTTTGCTGCTAATTCGTTTCCTACCATTGAGGTTGCTGCTGCCACTGTATCTGGAACTCCATAGTATGAGTTCTTTGGTGAATATTTCTTAATGTGAATTAATTCATTTGGTCTATTATCGTTTGTTACTGGATTTGCATCTTTACCTTGAAAGTTTCTAAAGTATACAATTCTTTGATTTACTATCTGAATGTACCCATCACGCATACGGCGAACTCTAATTGTTGTTGCTGGAATATGTCCAATGTATCCGATTTCTCCATTGACTTTTCTTCCAACTTCAATGTATCCGTTTCCTACTGTTTCAACATCTGTATATACTTTTTCCAAAACATGTGTAAATGTATCTTCATCGTTTAGGCTTTCTAGCCAATCTGTCAATGCTGCTTTTGTTCTTTGAATCTTTCTTTGTGCTCTCATTAAAGATTCTTCGTTTGGTGCTTCTTCTAATCTTGCTATTGTCATGTCCGTCATTTCAAATCCGTATCCAAGACCTACTATATTGGATACCTTTGCACTGATTGCCGCATGATTTGCAAATGAGTTTTCATAAAAATATGCTAGTTCATCTAGGTTGTATGGCGGGATCACTACATCAAAAAGACCATATGCTGTAACCATATCTTGTTCTGGAAATAGTTGTTTAGACTTTGTATCGTCTATACCAGCAAATGCTTTATTTACAACTCTTGATGCCTTACGTTTAAAATTATGTGTCATTCCATCGTATGATTTTACTAGTTCAACACTAGTGCTAAATGGGTCATTTTTTTCTTTTTTTTCTGACCTATCAAGATTATCTATTCTTGCTACTAATTCGTCATTGTCCATGTTTTCTAAATCCTTTTTCTGCAGCCATCCAAGCACCGATATCTGTTTCACTTGGAATTAGGCCTGATTTCATTCTTTCTATTTGCTCTGCGTGTTGTTCTTCTGTTACTCTATTTACTCCAGCCATAAACTGAACCTTACCAGCAGGGGCACCGTAATGTTCTGCTGCTTGTCTTAGTTTGGCCATCTTTTCTAAATCATATGGTCTACCTGGAATGTTCATGATATTTCCATTTCCATCACCGAATGGTTTATTATCTAGATCACACATCCAGACATAAATACCCCAGTCTGATTGTTTTTCTACTACTGTTATCTTAGGCTTACCATTATTCTTTAGTTTTTTATTATTCATGACACCAAGTATACCATATTATACTGGTTTGCCAACATATTGATCCCACTCAATATCAGAAAATACATCTGCACCTTCAGATTCTAACTCAACAATTGAATCATCTGAAATAATAGAGTTAGATATACCTAAGAATGATCCAAATATTCTTTCTCCGTCAATAATATAAGTTAAAGTTGTTCTTCTTTCAATCAAATCTAACCAGAATGAAATATACCAATCTTCCCATTGAAGGTCTACTTGTTGTATCTGATTGTTGATTAATGCCTCGGTGGTCTTAACCTGCTGCCAAATTCTTTCATTAATACTTTGACCCAAAACTAGGGATGATCTCTTGAAGAAGGCCATATTGTTGTATACAAATCCGTTATAAAGTTCTAATTGTCCAGATACCCCATTGACAGGAATGGATTCTCCAAAGGACATTACTAAGGATGTCCACATTAGGGGTTTGATAACAGGGTTTTGAATCTTTATACCATTTTGATAGAAATCAATAGTTATATCTTCATATCCAGTTTCTGAGTCATATACCTTTATAAATCCTCTTTTAGCATTTCCAGATACTTCTGGAATTAAGAAGATATCTAGTTCTTTATTGGGAGTTATGATTCTTCCTAGTTTCTTTGGTTCTGATATATATTCATTTTGATTATACATAAGCCATAATTGCATACCGCCAAAAATATACTCAGATGACTTCTGACTATTGATAGGTATTGAGAATCCCTTAACTACCCCAACTTCTCCCTGTGTCATACACTGAATTCCTGAGTCACCTGTTAGGTATAGGTATGGTGTTGAGTCTTTATATATTCTAAAAGGATTCTTTGATTTATGTGAGTATACATTTCCATACTTGACCACTGGATATATTTTGTTTCCAGTCTTTGTATTGATTGCAAAGAACTCTGTATCGTTATGAACTACTGAACTCAAAGACATGCTAGGAATTGCTGTAGGATAAGTTTGTATGCCAGTAGATTTAACTTCTAAGTGAACTGTTATGTAGTATTCTTCAAAGTCAATTAGTTCTTTTGGTGGGAATATAACAGATCCGTCAACTACTTCAAACTTTGTAGATATTACGTCTAGGCTGTTATCAAAGTCAACTACCCTAGGGTTTGTATTTTGATCTACATTTGAGTATTGTGAATAAGGTATCTTTCCTACTTGGGAATAGTGCTGTAGTGTTATATAAGACTTTAATGCGTGATTTTCAAACTGACTATTTTGATGTTGTGGAATATTAACTATTGGATTTGAAGAGTAGTCAATATTAAACTGAATCATGTCTAGGTCGTAGTAAGAATTGCCAAACTTGTCTGTGATGTATTTGCCAAAGTATGAAAGTGGCATAGAGTTTTCCCAATAACCAGAAGACGCTATATCAAAGTAAACTACTGGACTTGATCTATCTGGCCTAAATGTGTAGCATCCTATGTATTGCAATACTGTTGGGTCTACATTTGGATCGTAGTCTATAAATCCATTATCTGTAAACCACTCTGTTGTATCTTTGTCTGTAAAGAACTTATTGTTCATGGTAACGTTAAATATTTTTCCTGTAAATGTATTGGTTCCGTCCCCACCTACGCTTAGAGATACGTTTTGTGGATTAGAGAAGAAGTTTCCAACTAATCCGCTTGATGTTATCTTGTCTAGGTCTAAGCCAACCATAAAGTACTGTGAAGCAGATGTGGATGCTGAGTGAACTAGGTCTTCGTTATATAGGTATTGAATACTTGAACTATTTAGGGCTACTTCAAATATATTGTTATTTGCAGCATTAGTAAATTTCATAATAGTTTTTTTAGTATTTATTAAAGGATCTGTAGTTTCAAATATTCCAAATATTGACTTTGTTGGCGAGGATAGTTTGGCTATGTTATTAAAATATAAATATGAGTTTTGAGTATATTCTTCTTCATCTGGTCTAAACTTAAAGAATGTAGCACTTCCAGCCTGTATTGCATAGTTATCAGCATATATGTCTAAATCACCTATATCTTCAGTATGTAGTAATTCTGGTAATTCGTATTCTGGCATTGCTATGTATTTAGATGTTACATTTAAATTATTAAAATACCCCGAATTCCATGTTGTTGTTTCTGGATAGTTCATGGTGGCAGCATAGTTTGCAAATGGGAAGTCAACATATAAAGAGTTGCCGTCAAAGTTATTAACTATAATTTCAGATCCTATTACTCCTTGACCATACACGAATCTTCTTTTGGCAACTTCTGCTGGAACTAGATATGGATAAATAGCAATGCAGTCTATATCGTATGGGTGTAGGTCTGAGTGTCCAAAGAATCCTATCCAATCTTGATTAGACAGTGGAAAGTTTGTATAGTCCTGATCTATATCCATAGAGAGAACTTCTTCTCCATTTAATAATATGGTTGCTAAATTCTGACTATATTTAATATCAATTAGCATTGGTCTAAACCATTTTCCAATAAAGTATGATTTTTTATTTTTGCCTATTTTTAAAACTAAGTATTCTTGATTTATATACAAGCCATCTGTAGATGCAAGTGGTCCCATTATTCTAAATTCTTGATGCATGTCACTATATGTTCTTAGCCAAAATTCAAAAGTTCTATTTTGATATCTTCCTGATTCATTTAAAAATCCTTTGCCTGGTATAACTAGCCCTGGCATTCCTGATGTAATTGGGGCTTCTATATGAGTTATGTTTCCAGATCCATACACCATGGGCATACTTGTGTTTATTGATAGCGGTTTAGAGTTGTCAACTATGTAATAGCCGTTGTATTGATCATCAAAGCCATATGCATCTGCTGTCATAACTTTATAATTAGTATCTGGAAGTAGATCTATTAAGTCATTGTCTGTTAGTTCGTCAAGAATATTACCAGTTGTTTCCCAGTTAAACTCTTCTGACCATTGACCAAGTGATAGTGCATTAAACCAGATATCATACTCTTCTATTGTTGCACCATCTATGTATTTAACTTTTATAATTGGTTGAATTGTTTGTGCATTATTTGGAATTATGGAAGTAAATTGAAGTTTTTGCCATGCTGTTATTCCTAGAGCGTTTACGTCTATCTTGTCATAATGTGTTGCTGATCCAGAAAGTCCATATAAAATTCCTAACTCGTAGTAGTCAGTAAGTGTACTTATGGCATAAACAAAAGTATTTAAGCACACTGTTGGCTTAGTTGGATCTAGAGCACTTGCACTAACTATTGGTCCATTTATTGTTACAAAATTTTCATTAATGTCTGTTCTAGAAAGAACTGCAGATGATTCTTCTGGTAGAGGTGCTGAGGTTGTAGTGATGCTAGATGCCGATACCCATTCTGCAAAGTCTTCTATTGATAGGCTTGATATGCTCTTTTGTTGAACTGTAAATAGTGATGGATTATATGCTTCATCATCCAATGCCCATAATGCTACTGGGTGTTCAGCAAATATTTTAGAAGCGTATAGATTAGAAATTATATGGGTCATGTTACCTCTAATCTATTTTAGCACGATGACTATTTAGAAATATCGACTATTTCGCATACCCCAGCAACACAGGACAATTCTTGTGTTCCAGTTGTTCCATCTTCTTTTTCATACAAAGATATCATTTCCCATTGAATATTTGAAGGTGATTTACTTACCCACGCTTCATATTCTTCTTTAGAGATTTCTTGGTATGGGGCTTGCTTATATGTGTGCTCGCTTGCTGGCAAGAAAGATACTCCGCCAATTGAGTCAAAGTTATCAAATACCCAGGCACCAACTCTTAACCATTCGTCTTCGTGGACATTTACAGTAACGCTTGGATTGTGTTCTGTCCAATATGTTCTGTATGTTTTCCACATTTCTAAATGATCTATGGCTGTTAAATCTTTTGTAACAGTTGCATTCTTAGGAGCCTTTTGAGGAAAATAGAAAACTGTTGTTTCATCAGGCTTCATTACATCTGGTTCATTTGGAATACCAGAATCTTTTAAGAATTGTGTTAATGGATCATTGTTTGAGCCACGAACGCTTCTTAAATAATATTCTGAGTACCATGGATGAATACCACTTGACACCCCGACCAATTGACTTACAGTGCCAGAAGGCTTAACGCAAGTAATTGATGCAGAAGGATTAATGTTTAGTTTTTTTGCTTCGTGTTCATTAATTCTTACTGCTTCAGTTCTCATGTCAGTCAATAACTGTTCTAATGGTTTTCCAGGAGTAGAAGTTATTTTATTTCCATAGATACCTGTTAGTGAAACACCTAATAGTCTTTCTTCTTCACAATTATCTCTCCATGACTTTCTGATGTACTTGAAGTCTGTCAATGTTGATTGCCATGTTCCAAGTATTGTTGCTAGTCTAACTTTATCTAGTAAGTCTTCTCTTGTATCTTCTGCTGAGATAACAACTTCTGTTAGATTACAAAATTCATTAGGACGGAGAATAATTTCTCCACAAGGATTTGTGCCTGCAACAAGTGAAGCATCTCTACGACCAAATGATTCGACATGTTTGCGAACAGAGTCCATATTGTATATGCCACGTTCTCCAGACTTAGATTCATATAAGTTTCTCCATTCACGGAGGAATTGTGCAACGCTTGGTTTAGCATTATAAACAGCAGAGTTGTTTGCTAATGCACGTTGACCATTTTGTTCCCACCATGATCCACTTTTTGCTTTTGCCATTTCAAAGTCATCTAAGTTAGATAGGCTGATTAGTGCACTTCTGCGAACTCCACCAACAACCACTACTTCTCCAACTTTACACATGATGTCATGTGCTTCTACAGACTTTAGTCTACGACCTGCAGCATTTCTAAATGTATCTGTTACAAATACAAATAGAGCATTAAGCGGTCCAGGACCAGATGCACGGCCACCAAAAGTCTTTAGTCTTGCACCTGCTGGTCTAACTTTTGACATATCCCAGTTAGGAATTTGTCCTTGATAAAGCAAAGCAATTAATTCTTTTAATGCTTTTGCCCATCCAAGTTTAGAATCTTCTACAACAATTGTTGTTTCTGTTTGGTTAAATGATTCTGCGATTA